TGATGGAATCATGTCGGCTTCCATAGTCGTCAATTACGACTCCTTGGACTTGGGATATATAACCATCGAATCGTTCTTGCGAACTATCTCGATAGTATATAAGCCTGTGAAAATCTTCTTCTTTAGTAAATCCTTGAGATGCTAACAAATGAGCATTTAACATTGAAGTTAACTCGGATTTACCTACACCTGTTTCACCATAGAAGTGGATGATTTGAGCAGGAATGCGCGGGGCGTGCATTCCTCCTCCTCCTGAGGCAACGAGTGATCGCACACGGTCTAAGTAGATGTAATGGGACTTAAATCGCGTGGTTTTGATGGGGGGAATCTTCAACTTTTCTATCTCCTTCAAGATAGAATCTCCTTGGGCAATGAGGGAATCAACATGGTTCTTCAGCGTCAAGTTTGATGGGATATCTCTTTCGAGATCAGTTGTCCTCAACTTCTCGACTTCTTCGCAAAACGTTTCGTATTTAGCCCACTCATTTAACTGAGCGGGTTTATATCCGAACCATTCTACTCTGAAGTAATCAAGTATGTCATTTACTCTTCCAGAAAAAAATTCCTTCATGAGAGCAATTGAAGACATACAAGCTCCTACTCGAGATAATCGATTGAAAAGATCGTTGGTCGTTTTTCCTCCTGGCAACTTTCCTAAACCGATAGCAGCTAACACCACACATATGGAGGCAATAATGCCTCCAATAATAGTGGTATCTTCTCCTGTCTGTTTGTTGTCTTCTTCTACTGGGACGAATCCTCCTACCATGGTCATGAGTTCATTGACCATCACAACTTCTTCAAAGAAATGTCTTTGATTCCAAATAAAAGATGTCAAGGCAGTGACAATTACACTTCGCTTCCACTCTGCAAGATAGCAGAGTGATAGAAACAAAATGAAATCAATCAGTATACCTTTCCATCCAATATTTCGAACTTGGGACAAAGCACTAGCAATTGGGTCTAAAATTAAACCAAATCTATGCTCTACTTCGAAGGGTTTGGCAGCGAGGTTCTTCACTGAATTAGTGGCGTCTTTGATTTCGGTCAGGGCGGTCGTCAGTATGGGCGTCAAAACACTCAGGTCGGGCATGTGATGATTGAGATTTGTTGGAATGGTGGGGAATTGGATACCTCGAATCGCAGATGTAAGGGCTTCGATTCCTGGTATGCTAATTGTGGCTCCAATCTGAGCATTGTCTGCAGGGTGCAGATTTTGTTCCAAAAGGATGGCAATCAACTTGGACCAATCTTCTTCAGTCCATTTCTCCTCCAAATCCATCTTCTCAAACATCTCTTCTACAAATCGTTCTCTCTTCTCCTTCAACTTTTCGGCATGGGTTTGGCGTTC